TCAGAGCGTATTGTATACCGTCAGAATGGTAAGTTCATTGACAGTGTATCTTTGGACGCCCTACGTAAGGGTACCAAAGTAGCATAACTAGGTTTGGTGGGTAGAGCTTGCTCCCTGCCAACGTGTGGAGGGGCGAGGGGTCTCCTGCTCCACAAAACTAGGGGGAGGCACAGGTTGTTATACCTTTCTTGCTTGTGCTTCCCCCCATTTCTTGATACAATGGATAGGTATAACTGAATAGGAGAACCAATGGCAAGAGGTCGCAGATTGCCACCAAGTAAAGAAGAGAAAATCGCAGTGAAGCTATCAGACATTGTAAATGACTACACATTAGACATAGAAGAAGTTGGTAGGAACTTTGCGAGGGTAGCACCATTAGTTTCATACAACAGAGTAATAGACATAGCAGAAATAGCCCAACTAGAAAAAGAAGGTAAGTTAGATGAACTCAACAAGCTATACTGATAAGTGTGCCATACTAGCAGACTTGTGGCTCAACTATCGTAGTGATGAAGAGTTCACAGACTTTACAGAATACAATGACCTAGGCTTACCACTTGCTTATGCGATTGACAACGACATTGTGAAATCAACAGAAATGGCACAGCGTTTCGTTGAGGAAACTTTTGATTTACTGTTGGCTAGTTTAGAGGTTGAGGATAGTGGTTTTGAAACACTAAACGACCTTCTAGAAATTAGTGAAGTAAGAGAATAAATAAAACCAGGAGGTCCCCCTAGGTGGGGATCTTTTCCTGGGCCGACCACTCTCGCATTATATCAAACCAAAAACCATTTGTCAATAGACATTAAGAACCTTCTCCAAAAAATCACTGAAAGTTTTGGGGGTATTTGTCAAACCATCCTTGATCCCAAACCATCATATCCCCATATATATCAAACCATCTTTTTCCCAAAAAGACATTACGAACCAATTAAAAAAAATCACTGAAAGTTTTTGTATATCAGACTATAGTGGTTTGTTATTATGTGGTTTGGTATTACGATAGCTTCCTAAATACCCTGGAATTTTTGGCAGCGGAGCTGCAGCCCTACGGGCCAGGGTATCAAAAAGAATACCAATTACCCCTAGTATAAATAACAATACAAAACCATTATCTTTTGATATAAAACCATATAGTTTATATAAATTTATATGTGGTTTGATCCAAAAACCACTATGTTTTTATATGTTTTATATGGTGGTTTGGCAGCTATAATGGTTTGTAGGATACCTAGAAAATGTGGTTTGATAGAAGATTTTAGGTTTCCACTATTGACTATTGGGTGGTTTGGGAGTATAATGGTTTGAGAAAGATTACGGCCTTACGAAGCCAGGGGCTCCATTCTCCATATCAAACCACTCTTCTCCACTTATACTCCATATACAAATAAAATCAGTAAGAACTATATGTGGATAAACTGTGTATAACTATGTGGATAAGTATCAAACCATGTGTATAACTTTGCTATTTTTGCGGGGTATCAGAGTATCTTTGATGTGGGGGATATGGGTATATTGGGGCTATGGGGTTTGTCCAAAAACATGGTTTGTTATTACTAGGGGTTATGTCTTATACTAGGGATTACGATGGCTTCACCTGATACCCTGGAAATTTGCTACAATAGACTATGGCCATATTAGTTGACATAAACGGAACAATTGCATCTGAGGGAAAGCTCATACCCAAAACCATTGACTATCTAAAAACAGTTACTGAGGATATATATCTTATATCAGGCTCGCATGAATCATTACGAAAGCGATATATAAATCTCATGGATGGTTTGGACCTTGTTTACAAGGAGATTATCTTAAACCCTGTTGACGATAATAAAGACTATCAGTTTAAATTGGCTATGGCTCAAACCATCCCTAACCTAACATTGGCTATAGACAATAACCCTAATGTGTTATCTTTATATAGGTCAGTAGGTATACTAGCGATTAGTCCTGACGATCTTGATACCCTGGATTTTTTCTGATTAAACAAACCAGATCATCCCAATCCATGTTTCCTAGGTTTTCATCTAGGATCTGGATAATACGTTCTTGTTCTAGTTCTGCACCATGTGCCAAACCTTCTTGATAGAATCTGGCTCTACTACGTAAAATACGCTCAGCCCAGTCTGGCTTTTCTTTCATTGGCTTTACTTGTCTTTAGCTGTGACAATGGTTATTTCTGTTGTGTTGAGGCTAGATAAACATGTAGGGCACTTGTCATGCTCTTGTTTATTATAGACATTTTGACACCAAAAACATTCAGTCATCGATTTTTCCATAGCTATATTATACAGTGGATATTAGAGAATGTCAACCACTTGTGGTTGTATGTATCTCTTATTTACCGCCGAACTTTATCGTCCAAATAGGGACAAGGCAATGTCAACGAACTCATCGCTCATAACAAACGGAATAGCCACAACAAATATAAATAAAATTGACACTATAAGTGTGCCTATCACAATGCTGTCTTTTATAATCTGTTTATTCATTCTTACATTATAGGGTATTATGAGCACATTGTCAATACCGCCGAAACTTAGTGCCCAAATAAGCTTGACATTAAAGCATTAGTTTGGTATTCTTGTTATATGAATTTTCAAGCTGAATCAAAAAAGTCAGGCGATCACTTTGAGGACATGGTCCTTGAAGACATGTCTAGGTTTGGTTATACTGAAATAGCCAAAAATGTTATTATTGAGGGCACTGGCTGTGAGGTAGACTTTGTTACCACACATCGTGGGCAGAAGGTCTTGGTTGAGGCTAAGGGCGGTAAGGTGGCCTTGGGTAAGAGACCAGGAGCACAGAGGACTGACAACGTTAAAAAAGCCATTGCTTCTGGAGCTATCATTAAAACCCTATATCCAGATTATAAGTTTGTAGTATACTTCTCAGACCTTCCAAAGCATGGTCTATCCTCACACAAGATGATTAAGACTGCTATTAGAGCAGGGTTTATAGATCAGGTTATTTACCTTATAGAAAGCGATACTATATCAAAAGCTTAAGTTGCTGATTAGTTATTGGTTTCAATAATGCGAGTGTAAACAACTTCACTGTTACCGTTTGACTTAACCCAGTCACTGATAGAGCGTATCTCTGTCCTGTCCCCTGGCTTTCCACCAGAATGAATCATCTGGTCAGGACCTAGATAGATTCCAATGTGATAGGCACTCTTGCGACCCTTATAGTTAAAAGAAACCAAGTCTCCAATTTTAGGCTCAGTCACGATGGTTCCAGACGATCTTTGAGTTGTAGCACTATGTCTCAGATCTATGTCTAGATGAGCATATGTCCATCTTACGAGACCTGAGCAATCCCAGGCTCTAGTAGTGGAGCCACCCAAAACCCATCTGGTTATACCAATTTGATTTTTTACTAAAACCAGAGTCTCGTTTAGCTTTGTTGTATCATTGGCAATCTTTTCTAGTCTAGCAATTTCTGCCTCAAGCTCTGCTTGCTTTCTTTCAGCATCAGACATTAGTTTATCTTTTGCTGCTTTTTCTTGCACCATCCAGTCGTGGGATCCAACCAGGGGTTCGTCTGATTTAAGAATTGGTCCTGCAGATATTAGTGGGGTTTGTACAGGTCCAGAAATAATGACTTTCTTTTGTACTTCTGTTACGGCTTCTTGAGCTGCCGTAGTAGCTTCTAGAATAGCTCCAAAAGCCTGTCCAGTGCCTATAGTCAATATTAATGATATAGCACCAGTGGTGATTAACCTTTTTCTTTTCATTTGGCGACCTACCTTTCCTTGTTAGTTAGTACTCGGTCGTTGAGCGTTAGTGGGTGGTTTCCCATCTTATTAAGTTATAAAATGAATTTGCCCATGACGATAGCCACAGGCAGAAACATTACTACTATTTTACCATAAAATTTGATATAAATCTACCTTTTAGAACTACTTCGTTTATTCTTAAGGGCTCTAGCCTTGCCTAGCCATGGCTTATCTCCGTACTTTATCCATTCATATGTAAAAATACAGAAAGCAATAAGAAGACCCAAAGATATTGATTGAACAATGTAGTAAGTGCTTGGATCAATTAAATAAGTGCTCCAAGGAAAGGTATATGCAATTACAGGAAACGCAATTACGTTTCCAAAAACTACAGAAATAACAATACTTTTATAAACGTTTTTCATCTAATCTCTTTCAGTGTTAGTTTGGAAACTCTTGCATCCATTTTAGGGTAGACCTTGTCATACCATTCCATGGTGACCAATTATTTCCACCTTCTGAAATTATATATGCAATCCTTGCGTTTGTCAAGGGATCAAACAATTCTTCGTTGCTCTTTAGTCCATATTCTACTAACCTTGCTGGACCAAGGCTACCAATCATATTGATTTGAAATAGGCCATAGGAATTATCCCCAGTCTTGCTATTTTGATTATGAGCCATTGGTCTACCAGTTGATTCTTTCATTACTACTGCCCAGGCTTGCTTTAGCTGATCCCCCTCAAAACCAACGCTAGAAAGCAAGTGCTTTAGCTGTAAATGGTCTAGGGGCTTTGTGGTGTCATATACAACGGCTTCTATAATTTCTCCTTTTAGAAGCTGTTCTGCAACATTGGTTGTTTCAGACTGACTAAATTCTTGAATTGGGGTTGTTTCTTTTGTGTCTTTGATTATTCCAGATGAAGTAACCATAGCAATAACCATAACTGGTATTAAGATAAACATTATCTCTCCTTTAAAGTTGTCCTATAATTATACCCCATTTAGCTATTGGAGTCAAGCTGGTAGAGCGTTGACATAAAACTGGGATAGTGGTATACTTACTAAATGGAATATTGGTCTTGGATTCTAGCCGTAATTGGCGTTGCTGGAATTTATTTTGTTGGCAAAAAAACCCTATGGGGGTGGTTTGTTCTGTTATTTAATGAGGTTATATGGATTGCTTATGCAGTCATAACAGAGCAGTATGGCTTTATTGTTTCAGCTATAGCTTATGGTGCTGTGTATATTAGATCTTATTTACATTGGAAGGCAGATGAAAAAATAGAGGGTAGTGTATAATAATATTATGAATAAAACACGCTTTCGCATCATGCCAGAAGAACACTACGTTCTTAAGTTTGAAAACCACGATGAAGAAATTCTTGGTAAGGACATTTTGGCTATCCTAGAAGCAGCTCTTGACGAAGCTGCAGAAGCAGAAATTATGCTAGATGTGCGGGATAAAATGGAAGAAGTTACAGACTTAGACAGCTAAAAAGCTGCGTGGCAACCATAGCAATAAAACTTTGGAGCACCCTTAGAAAAAGTACCTCCCAAAGCAATACCATCAGTCTTTGCCAAATCAATCAGCTTTTGGCTGGGGTATCCATAAATTACGTTTACCAACTCGTGGTAACAAAATACGCATTCGTTCATATATTAATTATAGCAGACTTGACCTTTTACTGTTTTTAATGTAAAATGTTTAGTGGAGGACATAGTGAACAGACAAGAAAAGCGTAAGGCTGACAGGCAGGCCACAACAATAGTTAAAAATGCCAAGATAGACATGGTTAAATGGGTAGAAGAGATTGGTTATCAACCAACAGATCTAGAGGCTTTAGCGTGGCAAAAAGGTTATATTGCTGGTGTTAGTAGGGTTAATCAGTATAAAGAGGATGATAAGTAATGCAAACCTTTGTACCGATTGCTAGCACTAACTTTTCTGACATAGCCAAGGTGCTAGATAATAAAAGACTAAACAAGCAGGCACTTGAAGGATGGCAGATTATGATGAATCTGCTACAGCTAGATCCCAAGGGTGACCACAGAGTTTCTAAGGGATGGTCTAATCATCCTGCTGTTAAAATGTGGAAAGGTCATGAACAATCTTTGTTTGACTACATTGTTGCCATGACTGACGAATGGGTATTGCGTGGATACAAAACAACTATTAAAGATAAAGCTGCAGAAACCTTAAAAGTTGCAGTAAACCATGATCTTGTATCTTCAGACAAAACTCCGCCAAATTGGATTACAGAGTCTAGCTTATATCAAGAGGTTGCTAAGAGTCATCGTCTAGCTTTGCTAACCAAAGATTACGAATGGTATTCCCAGTTTAGTTGGAATGAGGATACTGGTAGAGCTCCACAGTCATACGACTATGTTTGGCCAGTATAGGTTATTGACAAATACCCGAATTTTAGCTATAATTATAATATTCTAAACAAGGAGTTAACTTACAATGAGCATACCAGATATTGATTGGTCAGAGGACTACGAACGTGGTTATGTTGATGGCATGTTTGCCATTCTTGGGGTATTTAAGCAAGAGCTTTATATTGCAAGAAAAGAAGATCCACACTATGCAGCATACATAGAGGATGCAATTAATCTTATTAATAAAAAAGCTAACCCACCAATAAAGGAGTAGGAATGGAAGATCACAATCACGATCACTCAAATGAAGAAACAGAAGTCATTGTTCCAACAGAAGGTGTTGCACCAGCACTAGAGGGTGTTGCACCAACAACAGAACTTCATAACGAATATCACTCAGGTCACAGTCATGAAGGGCTTGATGGCTTATGGGAAGTAATGTTTGGCTGGGAGCATGTTCTTGCAGAAGTATTTTGGAATACAGTTTGGCTTGGTGCGGCTTTTGCTGTTGGCAGGTTGATATCTTTCCGTAAAGTGCATAAATATATTGATGATAAGCATGGAGTATCACACAACAAGGGGCAATACTAGTGAGTAATAGGATAGATGTTCTTGACAAAGGCTATGTAAGGCTAGTGGATACGCTTGGTAATGACCTAAGTATAGTAAATGCTGCAAGAGTATCTTACGATAAAGAGATTGATAGATTTACTGAAAAAGATTCTAAGCTTATTAATTTTTTAATTAGAGAAAACCACACTAGCCCTTTTAGACATGCTGCTTTAACCTTTGAAGTATATGCCCCACTTTTTGTAGCAAGACAGTGGTGGAAGTATGCTGTAGCCTCATCGCACATTGATGATCAAAATGGTTGGAATGAATCTTCTCGTAGATATATTACTGAAAAAGAAGAGTTTTACGTTCCATCAGCATCTTCCTGGAGAAGCAAGCCAGAAAATAGCAAGCAGGGTAGCGGAAAGCCAATTTCTGCTAGTAGCGGATTCTATTATACAAACAAGCTTAATGATGTTATTACTGAGGGTGTAAGACTATATCATGAAGCTATGAAAGAAGATATTGCTCCAGAAGAAGCAAGATTATTTTTGCCAGCATATGCAATGTATGTACGTTGGCGTTGGACTGTATCCTTGCAGGGCGTTATGACGTTTTTAGAGCAGAGACTGGAGCATGACGCTCAATGGGAAATTCAGCAATATGCAATAGCTATTAGAGACTTGTCGCACAAATCATTTCCAGAAACTTTTAAAGCATTAACTAATAATGAATGATTTTGAAACAGAGGCTGCAAAAATAAGTCAAAAGCTAGATCGCATTGAACTTGAAATTGCTATGAACCAAGAGGCCCTGGAGTCAATAGAGATGAGACTAAGACTATTAAATGCTGAGCTAGACTTTGAGATTGAAAACCCCTGATTAAGAAATAAGATATAATAGGAAGTACTATGTCAAACATTAACTATGACGCAAATACTGGTGGGTATACTAAAAAAGAAGCCCCTGCTAACCTCATTGAGGCTGCAGAAGAGGCTATAGAAGGCGTAAAACAAGCCAAAAGGTCTAAGTCTGTATCCCGAACAGTCAGGGGTAATATTAAAAACAATAAGTCTTTAATGTATCAGCAGCAAGAGGCTAAGCGAGCACCAAAAGTACAAATTGATCAAAAGCTAGTTTTATGGGCTTGGATTCTTGGCATTGGTGTTGCGTTTATATCATCTGCCATTGTGTCTTTCAATGGTATTACATCTGTAGCTTTTTTTGTAGGTCTGTCTCAGGACTGGATGGCTGGATTGTTCTTCTTCTTTATTGAGTTAATGTATCTTCTTTATCTTGTTGCTTACCTTGTTCTTGGATCTCGTGTTGATGAAGATGGTACCCCAGAAAAAACCAATGGTGCATTATGGGGTATGATTGCCTTTGGTGGTATTGCTGTTCTTGCTAATGCTTTTCACACCCTAGACTTCTGGGAGTATGCTTGGACAAACCCACAGATGTGGGCTGGTGTAATCCTAAGCGTATCAGCACCTATTGCTATCATTAGTGCATCCAAGATGGCATCCAGAGTCGTGTTTGCTAAAGCAATACAGTTGTAGGGGTAAGTATGGCAAAAATAACTTTCTTGGGAAATTTTCGTGTTGACTATACTACAGAAACACACCATGTAAAAACTTTAGAGTCTATGGGGCATCAGGTAATTAGGCTGCAAGAAAGTGAAGCAACCGCTGAGCAAGTTTTAGAAAATGCAAAACAAAGTGCTCTTTTTGTTTGGGTTCATACTCATGGATGGAGCACCCCTGGCAAACTTACAATGGAAAGCGTTTTGCTTGAATTAAAAAAGCATCATGTTCCAAGCATGACCTATCATCTTGATCTTTGGTTTGGGCTAAGCAGACAAAAAGATCTCCGTCGGAATCCAGTATACCAACACATAGATCATTTTTTTACTGTAGATAAAAAAATGGCTGATTGGTTTAATGCAAGAACATCTGTAAAGGGGCACTATCTACCAGCAGGTGTTTATGATAAAGAGTGTGTCTATACTCCATCTACCTTTAAGGAAAGTGTTATTTTTGTTGGAAGCAAAACCTATCATAAAGAGTGGCCTTACAGACCAAAGCTTATTAAGTTTTTGACTCAAACTTATGAAACAAGGTTTAATCTATATGGAAAAGAAGGAAAGGGAATTGTTAGGGGGCAAGACCTAAACAACCTCTATGCATCCACCAAAGTTGTCGTTGGAGATACTTTGTGCCCAGAATTTTCTTACCCAGACTACTGGTCTGACAGAATTTATGAAACCATTGGGCGTGGTGGATTCCTAATTCACCCATATATTAAAGGGCTTGAAAAAGAATTTGAAGACAAGAAGCATGTCGTATTTTATCAATATAACAATTTAAGACAACTAAAAGAGTTGGTTGACTACTACTTAGAACATGACGAAGAACGTGAGCAAATTAGAAAAGCTGGTCATGAGCTTGTAAAAAATAAGTACACATATAAAAATAGATGGGAAGCTATCCTTAAGGAATTAGAGATATGATTGATTATCTTATAGTTATCCCAGTTTATAAGGTACATCAACGAACTATAAATTGTTTAAGATCAATAAAAGATTACGAACATGTTCTGCTGATAGACAATACTGGTACAAATGACTGTCAGAAGCTTATAAAAAGATATCCAGGTATTAGAGTTGCTCCTCAAAGTGAAAACATTGGGGTTCCTCGTGCTTGGAATATTGGGATAGATGAGGGTCATGATTGGACCTTTATTGTTTCAAGCTCTATGATTTTTGAAAATGGTTTTAAACCAATTGCAGCAATGTTAAAAGATTACGAAGGCTTAGTTTTTAGAACAAACCATGCTTGGCACTGCATTGGTATATCTAAAAAAGCTGTTGATATTGTTGGTAGATTTGATGAAAATTTTTATCCAGGGTACTTAGAAGACTGTGACTGGGATTTTAGGTATTCCCTTGCAAAACAAAATGAATACGGTAATTTTGATATTAATGCAATATGCCAAATAAACGGTGGTGCAAGCAAAGATGGTGCTTATATTATGATTGCTCCTTTGCGTAAATACTTTGTTGAAAAATGGGGTGGACCAGAGTTGGCTGAAAAAGAAGGCGAGCCTTGGTTTGGAGTTCCAACTGTTTGGGAAAAGAAAGAAAACATTTATTCTAAACCGTTTAATAATCAAGATAATGAAATAAATTATTGGGAACAAAGAAGCATAGAAGAGCTGAAAGAGAAATACGGATTCAATAATCTATGAGAATAGGAATTATTGCAAGATCTGACAATACTGGTCTAGGAAATCAAACCAGAGAACTAGTAAGAATGCTTAATCCTGATAAGGTAATGCTAATTGATTCTAGTTTTTTTAATAATAACAAGCAAAATCCAGAGTGGTATAAAGGATATAATGTTAAAACTACTAATGGATTTGCAAAAGAAAATGAAATTATTGATTTTTTAACAAACATTGATGTTGTATTAAGTTGTGAAATATTTTATAATAGCATGTTCGTAAACATTGCAAAAGAGCTTGGTGTTAAAACCATCCTACAATACAACTATGAGTTTTTGGACTACCTAAATCACCCTGGATGGGTTTTGCCAGACACGTTGCTTTCCCCAAGCTCTTGGTACTTTAAGGATGTTGTTGAGAGGTTTGGAAGCAAAACAAAAGTGATGCTCCTGCCACCACCATCAGCCACAGAAGCCTTCAGAAAGGCACGGGAGACCAATCTAAAGCAGAAACATGGCAGGATCTTGCATATAGCTGGTAAGGCTGCTGTCAAAGATAGGAATGGTACTGAAACTGTCATTGAGATGATGAAGTATTTAAAGTCTGATGTTGTCTTGGATATTAGGACTCAGACAGAAATTAATCTTCCAATTAAGGATAGTAGGATTAACATTATCATGGATAACACCAAGGATCATTCAGACATGTATGTTGGCTATGACGCTATGATTCTTCCTAGAAGGTATGCTGGTCTTTGTTTACCAATGAATGAAGCACTAATTAGTGCCCTGCCAGTTTTTATGACAAACATTTCTCCAAACAACGACCTGCTTCCACCAGATTGGCTTGCAGAGTCAACAAAGATTGGCAAACTAATGACAAGAACCATGTTGAATGTTTATGGGGCAAACCCAAAACACTTAGCATTGCTTTTAGATAACTACTTACAGTCCGACACTATAGAAGAAAAACAAAAAGCCTTTAATATTGGATACAGTAATTTTTCTCATGAGGTTTTGCTTGAAAAATATAAAAAAGTTTTTGAAGAAATTAGTTAACTATATCCCAGCCACACTCTAAAGTTAAATAAGAAAAAAAGTTATCCTTGTTACACTCTGATTTTTTTACTTCTCTGTTTAGAGCAACCTGATCACTTCCAAAAACTCTTGCACCACTATCTTTTATCCAGCCAAGCTTCCAACCAAGAACATGGTTTGCGTAATAAGATAGCCAAAGATCCTCAATTTTATATGCACAGCTTGGTGCCTTCAGTAGCCCTTCTTCTGAGAATATGCTGGCATCAATCATAGCAATACCAGTACCGCTATAGTGTACTGGATCTTTTTCATTAAGAACTCTAACTCTATCTTTGTAATAACTTGTTTTATTTGTAAAATACCAAGCGTAGCCAGACTTATATGTCTTTGGCTCATATTGAGATAAACAATTTTCTATGTAGTTGTCTGGAATTGTAACATCATCATCAATAAAAAGTATAACTTCAGCACCTTCTTCTAGTGCTTTTTTTGCTACAAACATTCTTCTAAAAGACCAAATATCATTGCCGTCGTGAGAAAGGTGTAGTCTTAGTTTTTGCTTAAACATGTTGTAGTATTTGTTAACTTTGGTTTGACGACTCATGTTGCCATTAGAAATATAAACATCAAAATCTTTAAATGTTTGTCTTTCTAGGCTTTCTAGTGTCGCACCTAGATTTTGTAGTCTTTGCCAAGTAAGTAGTATTATTGAAACCTTCATTATAATTAAGTATAACATAGGGAAAGCGGACCACAAAACTGTGATCCGCCTATCCTAGTTAAAACTACTTCTTTTTGGTAGCAGCTTTTTTCGTTACAGCTTTCTTAGCAGTAGCAGGAGCCTTCTTAGTTACAGGAGCCTTCTTTGCAGCTTCTGAGAGCTTCTTAGATACTTCTTTAGCAGCTACTTCAGCAACAAGACCAAACGCTGGATCTTGCTTGTTAATGTATCTCAAAAGTGTAGGAACTGCAGCTGCCCATAGACCGTTTGCGACTGTTAGCCATTCAGCTGTCCCAAAGTCAAGGGGAGATGAAAGCTCCGCACTTGCCATTGTTGTTGTTACTAGAGCTAGAACTACACCAAGCAGGTTGCGTAGGTATGAGTCTAGCATTGTTTTCATTTCCTTGTTCATTTTTTCTCCTTATTTTCTTCTGGCAAAATAGTCTTAAGATCCTGATATGCAGAGTCTATTTCTTCTAGCATAATTGTGTGTGGACTTGGTACTGCTTTGCCATAAGTGTTAAAATAGTTAAGCTGTGGCTCAACCTTGTTTGCAAAATTAATTAGCTCTTCCTGAACCTGTACAATGTAATCAAAAGCATCGTCTCTTGATGTATTTAAAAACTTAATGTAAGATTCATTAGCAATTTCTTCACGGTTATAAACTACAGAAGCAAGCTCTTTATTTTTAATTTTAGACAATGCTAGCAAAACAAGCAACACAATAGTTGAAGCCAGTAATATGCTAACTAAGCCTATATATATAAATTCAAGATACTCAATCATTCTTTTCCTCCTAATGCTTTTCTAACTACAAGAACTACAGCCCCGTTGTCTTCAAGAGCACTCTTTACCCTAAAGACATATTCAATAGCTCTACGCTTATCCTCTTCAGGAAGTGATGCAAAGTTTTTTTCATCAAGCCTGATTGAAATAAAGTGCTCGTTATCTACAAGCTCAACACCAGCAAAGCCTTTGGGTGGCGTTACTGAATGAAAAGCACGTCTCATTGCGTCTGTGTATGCCATTACTGCTCCGTTGTTAATGCTTGCCAGGTGTTACCCCAGTCTTGTTTCGTTTTATGTCTATTAAACTCTCTTGAAATGTCACCCTGCTCAATATAAATACCACCCCAAACTCCAGTTTCTTTACCAGAAACTCCAGATGCGAAACATATTTTTCTTACAGGACACTCTCTACAAATCTTGTCTACTAAAGATCTTGAATCAATGTCTTCTTCGTATGTGTCAAAGAAATCATTTGTATCTTCCCCAAGGCATGCAGCTTTGTTTTTCCAACTATCATTTTGCATGTCTTACTCCGCATATTTACTAGGTATTCTCCATCCATCTTGGTCTACGATGAAAATGTTTTTGATATACCAAACTCCCTTAATCCTGGCACCGTTTGGTTTAAACATTGCACCTGGATTCTTAATGAGCTCCACTACATTCCATCCATCCCATGACAAGGATTTATTTCTAGAAACGATCTTTTCCATCTTTCCTAGTGATTTAACTTGTTTCATTTTTACCTCTTTATATTGAGTGTTTGTATTTGACATTAGAATTTAAACAACCCTACCTCAACTCCAGATAGCTCTGCTTGAGCTACCAACTTTGAGTTATACTCTCCTGGCTTACTTAAAAAAATAAAGTAATCAAAAGTTGCAACATTTTCTTCTGCCCAAGTCAAAGGAACTTTTTGATAACGAATCTTGATTCCCCTAGACTTTAGACTGCGTTCGGTAATGTTGCAAAACTCAGTAATATAGCCATTAACCTGTCTTGGTCCAACACTATATACTAAAATTTCTTTATCATCTTCTGATAGCATAGACATACCAACTGCCATAGCTCTCATGAAAACATTGTAATCATTAAAGCTATTTGTCCCCTGTGCTGCAATCTTCAATCTTCTAGCCGTTCTTTAAGCTGTTGTAAATAAACAACATTTTTACCAATTGTTTTTCAGATAGGTTTTTCATCTCAGAAAGCTTACCTTCCTTTGGATCAAACCTTCCATCATTCTTAATCTCTGCATAATAAATCTTGTTTCTGTCTAACCAATACGCCTTGTTGTCTGGCATTTCAATAAACTTAAAACTTCTGTTATCATCATAACTCTGTGCTTGCGTTGGCTTGTTTAGAAAAGCATTCATCATATCTGGCATAAACTGTTTTAATTCCCAGAATATAATACTTTGTCTTACAGGCTTAGCTTTAGCACGACTTAGCTTATTATACTTTATAATTATAGCAATTATGGATAGTGTTGTCAATACCCCTGTTAAAAAAAATAAAGAAAATTCTAGCATTTTTCCCCTAAAGGCTAGTAAGTGATTTAATTTTGTGGGCAACGATTATATCTGTTGGCTCTCCGTCACGGTAGAGTCTTATTACTGCTGCTGGCTCCTCTTTAGTTCCAGTTACAGTAACCTCTGTTCCTGGTACATTGTAGCGACCATCACGAATAATTCTAATTACTTTTCCTCTTGCTCTACCGCCAGAAGAGTTCCAAGAAACCATGGATCCAACCGAAATAGACTTAAAAATTTCTGTAAGACGATCTACATTGGTAAAGTCTTTTCCAAAATTAGAAAACAAAGCCTTATCCATTTCACGTCTTACGATTGCACGAGACCAAGAAAATCCTGCATCTCCACCCCAAGCATCCCACATGATACGACCATTAGATGGATTGCTTAGGTTGTTAAAATCTTTTCCACCCTTGCTTGACTTCTCATGACGAGAGAAGAAAGAAAACATTCGTCTAACAACACTAAGAGACATTGACCGTCCTGCTACGATATCTGTTGCTCTACCCCAACCTACAGGAGTTCCTGCGCCTGTTGCCTTGCCTTCTTCTTTCCATTTAAGAGCACGACGTGCAGCTGCTTTCATACCAGAAGTTGGAGTGTAGCCCTCTGCCTTACTCATCATTTCCATTTCATCCATATCATGATCTTCCATGTCAACAACCGTTGCATCTACATACATCATTCCAATGCTATAAGCGGTTGGCTCCCAGTACTCTTCATCATCTTCATATTCATAAATTCTTACAGACATAGCTGGATTTTCTGGTGGCATGGACTCAAGAGCGTATTCTGATCCTGGTGTTCCGAGGGTTCCACCTTCCCACATAATATGTTCAACAACACCATGAACAACTCCTTCAGATGTTTGTCCCATTACAAAGTCACCCTCAGCAATCGCAGACTTCGTTGTCATTGAATCGCTCCCTGCAATTACAGCACCAGATGAATCAAAAACGTATCCTGGCTTGTGGCGTCTTACCCTAAACTTTTTATACTTCTTTTGGTTGGTTGGCCAAGACTCAGGGTTTTTTATTCCAACACCCTTATTTTCATTAGCTTCAATTGCTGCAATCTGTGCAACAGCTTTTTCTCTTGTCTCGTGGCAACCCATGACTCTTTTATCGTCGTCTTTAACGACTGGATATCCGCTACATTCGTAGCTTCCCTGCTCTCCTATTGAATATGGCATAGTTATATTATATCACTTTTCAAACAGTCTTTTTATCTCTCTAAGAGACTGTTGTCTTTCTGGAGGTAGTTTAGATATGGCATCTTCATCATGAGCTAAATCAGTTAATAAAACTATTGGATTAATATCATCCATTCCTTCAGCATCTAAAAAACCTTTTTCCCAAAAATACATTACTTGCTCATATATAAAATCAAGACGCTCATTCCACAAGTCTGGCATTAATTCTCTAAGTTTTGGGGTAAAGTTGTATAAAAACTCTCCAGTATCAGCATCAATTCCAGCTACCTCTACCACACCATTAAGGATTAGCTCCTCCATTGATGGCTCTATCATTAACTATCCTTTAGCCTGTTTTCAGTTAAACGATCTCTCTCGTCAATAATTTCTAGCATAAAACCCATCATTTTTTCATGGCCTTTAGGATCATCTATAATCTTGTTATAATGATGAGAACAGAAGTACAGTTCTCCCGATATTCCCTTTACCCAAACATAGGCTTGTGCAGCACAAGAATCGCAACGATCTGTTGCATTCATTGTCCAAACTTTTGGAGTTTTATCTACTACTGCTTGCATTAAGTTTCCTTACTTATCAGTACTATAAAATCCGCTACCGTTGAAAGTAACAGCTCCTAATGAGTATACACGATTTAGTTCTAAATTGCAAGTGCTACAACGATATCCAGGGTCATCCTCATTGATGCCTCTGGTTACCGTTATTTTTTTAGTGCAAGAAGAGCACTCATATTCATAAATTGGCATTATCTTTTTAGGATTAGCCCAGTGCTGCCCAAGTTCTAGGTCCAACAATGCCGTCAGCAATGAGTCCCCTAGAAGCCTGGAAGGCAACTACGGCAGCGTGAGTTAGTGGTCCAAATGGCCCTGGAGGATTTACGTTCAGTTTTTGCTGAAGATAAAGAACGTGAGGTCCTGCAGGGGCTCCACGCCTCAAGGTTGGTCTTGACGGCAGTTTTGGTCCAGGACCATGAACTGGTGCTGGAGCTACTGGGGCAGCTGTAGTGGTTTGGTTTGCAGCTGTTGCTGTAACCGCTCCCAGCCTAGCCAATGCCTCAAAGAAAGCAACAGGCTCAATAAAGTTTAGGCCAGTGGCGTTCCAAGCGTACTTTTTACCCTTTTGTAGCTCCCAGTGTAGGTGCTTGCCAGTTGACATACCTGTTGAGCCCATCTTGCCTAGTGGGGTTCCAGCTGTAATTTTTTGACCAGGAGTTACCTTTAGGCTACCGTCTTGCATGTGAGCGTAAACAGTTACATAGTCCTCACCATTAATTTTGTGGGAAAGGGTAACAAAGTTCCCAAACCCTCCACCAGCTGCTGTAGACTTACGTGCCTCAACAACTACTGCATCATATGGTGCCTCAATCCAGCATGGCTCGTGTGGAGACCAGATGTCTGTTCCATTGTGGTGCTTTGGTACTTTGGTTACAGGGTGAATTCTGTTACCCATAAGGCTGGTAACTTTCCAGTCCTTGCCTTGTACACCGTCAATAGCCTGTTGTGCTTGTCCCATTATGTTTCTCCTTATAAAGTTTAGTATGCTTTTAGCATAAATATATTATACCATGTTTTAAAATGAGCCTTTTGCCAACATGCTCAGGTTGTTTTGATTAAGTTACTTGATCTTAATAGTCTTAGGCTTTTTCTCTTCTGGAATATTCCTAATTAGATCAATGTATAGAATGCCATTGTCAACGCTTGCACTGTCTACCTCAAAATATTCAGGTAGTGTGAAAGAACGAGTAAACTTACGAGCAGCAATACCCTTGTGTAGGTAATCCTTTTCGTCAGTCTCATCTTTGGTTGATTTAATGGTTAAGACGTTTTTTTCAGTAGTCACACTGATTTCGTCTTTTTTGAATCCAGCTACCGCAAATTCCATAACTAGATGATCATCATCTACTTTAACTACGTTATATGGTGGGTAGCTTGGTTTTGTTGCATTTAGGGTATTTAGTCCCATATTAAAAAACGGATCCTTTAAGAACTCCGTAGTGAATGTTGTTACCATTTTGTTTCTCCTTTTCAGCGAGTTGTGTTCCTCCCATTTACTGGGCAGGCATATAAATTATATCATAATCAGAGCCTCAAACAGGACTTGAACCCGTCACCTACGCATTACAAGTGCGTTGCTCTACCAGATGAGCTATTGAGGCATGTATTTAATTATAGCAGTCCGTACGGGACTTGAACCCGTGGTCTTCTGCGTGAAAGGCAGACGAGATAACCGCTACTCCAACGGACCACTGCGACTCTGACCAGACTTGAACTGGCGACCCCTACCGTGACAGGGTAGTGCTCTAACCAACTGAGCTACAGAGCCTTTGAGCGTATGACAGGAATCGAACCTGCACCTCTAACTTGGAAGGATAGGGCACTACCACTATGCAACATACGCATTGTCCATTTTTATCTCTTCTACCCGTGAGAGTGGTATGGACCACACCATTAGCTCCCCCTCGTGGATTCGAACCACGGACCTTAGAGTTAACAGCTCTCTGCTCTGCCGCTGAGCTAAGGGGGACTACCGTTATTTAATTACTAAACGACGTTTGATCGCATCAAAAATCTTTGGACGTTTCTTTTCAGCTTTTCCATTTGGACGATTATCGTTTCTAGCACCTTTTGTTTTTTTCATTATTCTTTCCTATCAGTTTAGCACGTCAATGAACTTTTGTAAAGTCATTGTTGAAGAAATTTTTGCATATGTTTCAAAGTAGTTTCCATTAGAAACTTTACTCCAATACCCAGCAAATGCTGCTGTTGAGGCAGACGTTGACTCAGCTACTGGACCTGCAACAGTTTTAAAATTTCCATAAGCAAAAAAATCAGTTGCTGGTCCTGAATTAGTTCCAAAAGTTTGTCTATATGTTGAAAAAATCTTTGGCGTGTATTTAGAAGAATAGATTCCACTGATAGCTACTGCTTCTGCAATACAGGCTGGGTAGCTAATGTTTGTCTTATTTCTATCATTTCCTGCAGCAATTATAGTAGCCACTCCAAGATTTTGCAAAGACACAATTTGACCCTGAGTTCTTACATCTACTGGACAAGTGTTAGATGTTCTAGTCCAAGTGATCTGACCACGAGAAAACGATACTGCAGAAATATTATACTTTTCTTTATTGGCTATTACCCATTCTAGTGATAGATTAAACTCTTGAATACCGCCAATATTTACACCACCCCTATCAGTAACAAAAGCGTTTCTAATAAAAATTAAATTAGCATCAGGGTTGATCTGGCGAACAATATCAGCCATAATAGTTCCATGGGTCCAGTCACGCTGACCAGCTCTACCAATAGCCAGAGAGGTAGTTGAGGCACCTAATGATTCATCAAAACTTTTACCGTTATTGCAACGATTAAAAGTAAGAATGCAAACCTCAGCAATTGGTTTAACTTTAGAGGTGTCAAAACCACTATCAATAATTACTACTGATGGTTTTTCTGATGCATGTGCTGGAACTGTTCCTATCATTGCAAGGGCAATGGTCGCAAAGATTGCTATCTTTTTCATATGTTTAATTACCTTTTGTTTTTATAGTTTGAAACCAGAATTGGTTGCTCTCCATACAGATGGAGAATGATTTTCTTCTACCGCTTTTTTCATCTCTAAGTCTTCGTATAGTCTTAGAATGTGTATGCAAGGATCTTCGCCCTCGCCAAATTGCTCATCTTCTTTTTCAGTTAATGGCAAACCGTCGTGTGGATAACAAATTGCTGGACCACAATAACCAAGGGAAAGACCTTCTTGTAGCCATTCGTCAAATGTTTTTTCTGTCATAAATATATTTTACACCCAGAGTGCAAAAAAGTCAAGCTTATTCTTCACTTAAAAGATAATCAAGTACTTTTGGATTGTCACGAATAATTAACAAGAGTCCCTCTTCGTACATGCCAATAAAAAAATGTTCCCAAGCATCTGAGTCGTCATCATTTTTAGGAGTGATTGGGCTTCCAAGACTATGCCTAACAGCATGCATTAGCTCATGCAAAAGCGTTTGTCTTTTTCTGCTTGGTGTTGCCAAAGAGTCTATAATAATTAAAGAATCTCTGTGTAGCGTATAACCATAGGCTTCGTCGCTTAGTGCAGAGTCTTTGTTTCTGTTACGCTCTTCAATTGTCCACAGCTGTGTTCCAATCTGAACCTCTGTAGGCATTTTTGCATACTTGGCTGATGTTGGCATAAGAAAACCCCTCTAAATTTTGTATAAACCCATTATACACTATCTAGAGGGGCTTTGCAAGCAACCATATTGTTTATATTATGATTCTTGATTCTTGTCTACCTTAGCAAAGGCAGCGTTAATCTCGTCTAGGCTTAGCTTGCCATCATCCAAGAATGATCTAGCTAGTCTTTCAACTACTGAAGCTACTCCCAGAATACCCGCCATGAGTACAGCAGACCAAAGCTCAACGCCTACCACTGCACCTGCACCTAGAACTGTTAGTCCAGACGCTGCGAATACTGCTAGAATTCTCCAAATTACGTTCTTGATGGTTGCAAGACCACCTGCTACTGCTTGTTCTTCCATTTGGTTTTCCTATCTACTTAGTTTCTTCTTTTTCATAACGAAAAATTGGAAATGTTACTATCCATACTAATAGGGTAATTAGTATGAGATTTCCTGTGAGTTCCTTAGCGGATCCCTCCAGGACAAGCCAAGCAACTACCATACCAAGCAATGTCCATGCCTGCTCTATGACGTCCTTAGCTAATGCTATTAAAAATTTCATTCTATGCTCCATTCCTTATGTTTACTGTTGTTGCTATACCGCTTATAGAAACTGCTGATAATGCTGCTTGCACTGCAACAACTGCGGTAACTACTATTTTTTCTGAGTCTTCTCTTACTTGTGGACTCATGTCTGCCCCAGCGTTTCCTAGAAAGTTAATAAGCTCTGTAGCTCCACCAAGAACATCTCCAAGGAGCGGTATAGCTGCAAGAGCCTCATCAAGAACAATGTCGTCTTGCTGGGCTGCTACAAATAAAGCTTCAAGAGCTTGCTCATATTCTTCAGAGCCTGGCTGTGCTGTTTCAAATACTTCTAAAGCTGCTTCAATAAGTGCTTCTGCCTGAGCCTCAGAAAGATCCGTTGGTTCAATTTGATCTAGGTCTATATTCAGAAGTTCTTCTGAAGAAATGTCTACTGGTAATTCTTCTGCAGATGTGATAGACTCTTCTTCTGGTTCTATAATAGAAGGAGTTGGTTCAGGTGAAGGTTTTACAGATTCTTCAGGTTCTTCAATTGGTGGCATTACTTGCTCTGGTTCCTCTGGCTGTATTGCTGGCGGGACTATTGGCTCAGGATCCTGAGAAGGTTCTGGTGTTGGCTCTACTGGGTTGGTTGGCGGTACGACAGGTTCAACTGGTAAGACAGGGCTTGGAGTCGGAGTAGGTGTTGGAGTTGGCTCTGCTGGGATATCCTCATAAGTTATAAGAAAAATAAGAACTTTGGTAGTTTCTGACTCTATAGCACTTTCAAAAGTTTCATCTGATACATCTATGGTTGCAGCGGTTTTTCCAAACAATAAGTCATATAGGATAGAAGAAACCTCTCCACCTTTTGTGCTATCGTTTGGATCTCCATAATATCCTACAGCATTTAAAATCTTTTTACCTGTTGGGGCCACCACTTCAAGCGTGGTTCCCTCTTGCACCACTAAGGATCCTTCTGGAACAAATGGTGGCGTTGGTGTTGGGCTTGGTGTGGGAGTGGGGCTTGGTGTAGGACTAGGACTAGGGCTTGGAGCTGGAGGGACCACGGGGGCTGGTGCTGGTGGCTCAGTTATTGTTTGAATAGTCAAAGGTAATACTGGACCACCCTGAACATAACGAACACCATATCTGGACCCTGCTGGAGCACTAGAGCTTACTTGATAAGTGGGAGTCCAGGTGTAATTTACTGGATTAACTTCTGCAATCAATCTTATATAAACTGGATTTCCAGAAGACTGACCCCAAGGTAAAACTTTCCAGTCAACACAAATAGATGTTGCTGTTGATCCGTATCTTACGTATAGGTTATTTTGGGCTGCCCAAGGGTGAGTGCCAGTTGCAAAAGCGTGATAGTCCCAAGACGCTATAGAGATTGATGGGGTTTGTGGAAAGTCCCAAAATGTAAAATCACCCTGACCAAAAGTCATTGTTCCTTTTGGACTTACATAAACGTTACCATTATATACAGTGCCACCAAATTCTAGTGGAGTATTCAAATTCATTAAGAATGCTTGATCTCCACCATTAACCTGATGAGTATCACAAACTGCAGTTGTAGATGCTTTAGCAGTTGCTGGCCAAAGTAACGATACAGAAAATATAGCTATGGCTATTGTTGCGTATAAAAACTTTTTAATTTTTGGGGTCTCCTTGTTAGTGGGGTTATCTCTAACAAGAATATTATACCATTTATTTAATTAAAAAGGTTTAACAACTTTTCTTCTGTTGCAACACCAGTGTGTCTAGAAACTTCTTTGCCGTCAACTAGTGCAATAAAGGTTGGAACACCTTTAACACCATACTCAACTGCTGGATCAAACTCATCGCTTACATCAATCTTTTCATAATTTATGTCTAGATTTTCTGATACAAGTTTTGCAATTAGAGGCTCCATCTGCTTGCATGGTTGACACCAGGTTGCTGTAAAGTGTAGTAACTGTTTCATTACTTTGCTCTTTTGTCTGGAATCTTAATTTCACAGTAGTCTGTTGTACAGTATGCTTCTCCAGTTGCTTCTAGATTCTCTACACCGTCGTAAATTGCAGAAAAGTCAATCTTTGCAATACGACCAATGTAGTAGTCATACTCTTCCTCAGTAATTTCTGTGTATGGTTGCTGTGGGTATACAGTATTTCCCATTGGCAAGAATGATACAGCCTTTAGCTTACCTTCATACATATTAAGAACAGATGCTACGTGCTGCTTCTCTGTTTCTTTGTCAAATGATAGGGTTACTGATACACCATTGTCTGACCAGTATTCTTGAGCTGTTGCAGCAAGAGACATCTTCTCAAATAGAGATACCTGCTTTTCGCTACGCTTCTGTCCAGACTTAATTGGGAAGTATACAACTGTAGTATTTGATGATACTAGATCATCTTCACACTTGTACCCTGCAGCTTTAAACAGGTGTAGCATTGGGTCTGTGTTACCAAAGCGAATAGCACGTAGGTAGAATGCTCCACCAGGTCCCCAGTGAACTCCAGGTGTTGCACCTGATAGCAATGATACTGATCCAGATGGCTTTACTGTAGTTACACGAATTGATTCACGAACACATAGCCATTCAGAATACTTCTTGTCGTAGAAGCGAATCTTGTTGTATCCTTCATCCATCCATCCACGAACTGTTGGAAGACCATGCTCATCAGCAAAGGATGCAATTCCAGTTAGGGATGTTCCAATACGACGGTTACGTTGCATAATTCCATTAGTCTGCTGCCAGTGTGTTGGCAACAAAGTAACAGTCTTACCATATAGATAGGCAAACTTTAGAGTGCGTAGGAAGTCCTCTTTGGACTCGTGACGGTTTAGGTGTACCTCAACTAGGGTACAAAGCTCATAGGACTCCAGTGGCTGTTCTGCACACGGATTAAAGCCTACCACACGGTAGTCTGCACCGTCTGGCTGATCTGCCAAACGTCCATAGTTACGTGCAACGTCTAGCCAAATAAATCCTGGCTCTCCGTTGTCTGCAATGCGGTCTACATATTTTGAGTAGTCCATGCCAACAGTAGCAGAGATAGAGTTGTTACTCATCCATGCCCATCCTGGAGCATCTGGGTCATAGCTGTTACGCTCTGGGAAAGCTTCTGCATTCTTTAGGTTCAAGAAATCTTCATCACCCTCTACTCCCAAAGCAAGGGTAGCTGAACGACGAACGTTTCCAGATACAACACAGGTTCCAATAAGATTAATGATATCTACAATTGCACGAGAGTCTAGGGTTTCTCCAGCTCTTCCACCAATAACCTTAGTGATTTGTTCATGCAAAGTGATTAGTGGGCCAGGACCAGAAGCGGTTCCTCCAAAGCCCTTAATTGGTGCACCCAAAGGTCTAATCAGTGAGTAGTCTAGCTCTTGTCTATTTTGGTTTGGTCTTAAGAATGAGTTAAGAAGCAGTCTTGTTGCTTCTACCCAACCTTCACGAGTGTCTGGAATTTCGTACACTACCTTTGGTTCAATAGGTTCATAAATTAGCAACGCCTTGTCTTGTCCAAGGGTATCAAAGCCAACACCAATACCAAGCATAAGAGCATCCATTACCCAAGCAAACAATGCACCTGGATCATTTTTGTCTAGGTCTTTTGTAGAAACTACAGCACAGTTTTGTAGTGCAGCTGAGTTACGCTTTTCCATTGTAAGTGGTGTACCAAATGTCCACATACCACGTCCTGGTGGTGTCCACTTTAGGTTAAACATACGGTCAAAAGCTTCTTGTGCTGACTTCTGAGCTTTGTAGTCGTTCCATGGAAGACGGTTGTCTTTTGCATGATTTTTTTGCACAGAATACATGCCCTCAATAACTCTTTTACAAACTTCATACCAACGCTCTTTGGTTCCATCTTCTTTAACACGAGAGTAAGTTCTAGCAAAAGTAATTTCTCCAATGGAGTTTTCACCTGCATCTCTGAAACCAAATGGTGCTTCTACAGTAGTGTATTTTTCAACAAAATCTACTGGAAGTCTGAATGAGAAAAAATCGGACATAAATATGCCACCTTCCTTGATTGAATTAGATGTTAATTATACCACAGTGTTTTTAAAAAAGCAAAACTGTGGTTTGGTTTATTGTTAATAGTTTTGTTACAAACAAAACTCTTTGTTAAATTAAATTTAAACTAGACAAATAATCCTTGATATCATTGGAAACTTCATCATTTATTTTTGATTCTTTCAAGAG